TTCTACAACGCAGGGACTAGCTTCCAACGCAATAACGGCACGGTGATTCAGCGCGGTTGTTCGGCACGGGGTTCGATTCAGGTCATTAACGGCACACCCTTTTGGCTTGGCGATGACGGCTCTGTTTACCTGGCTAATGGGTATCAGCCGCAGCGTATCAGCACCCATGCTATTGAGGCCGAGATTGGCAAGTCCCAGGACATCTCCACGGCTCACAGCTACTTTTGGGAATCCCGTGGTCACCTTGTCTACTGCCTGACCATTCAGGATGGCATGACCTTCTGCTACGACATCAGTACGCAGATTTGGCATCGGCGCGAATCATTTGGGGCTAGCAACAGTAATACTTGGGATGTCGTGCGTGTCGGCAACAAGCTGTATAACATCAACCGAAACGATAGCAACCTGTACCTGTTTGACTGGGACTACTACCGCGATGACGATGCAAGCAATATGCTTGTGTGCAAGCGCAGGTCGCAGTATTTCCACAACAACCAACAATTCCTACGCTGTAACAGTATGCAACTGGTAATGAATACGGGCGATGTCCCTGCCAATACCACAAGTGAGGTGCTGTTCCGCTATTCCGATGACTTTGGGCGCACATTCAACAACTACCGCAAGGTGACCCTGGGCGATGTGGGCGAATACAACAAGAAGCTGCAATTCTATAACCTGGGTCGCATGGAAGTGCGCCTGTTTGAGATATCCACAAGCGGTAACAGCCGCCGTGAACTGATTGCTGCGATTCTTGACCTGACGCAATGATTAACCTTCTGCCCCATATCCGCATCAAGTTTATTAACGATGACGGGACTCCAACTAAGGACTTCTATGACTTCCTTAGAGAGCTGAACGCGACTCAGATTCCTGTGGGCGGTATCATTGCAGCCCTGACAAACACCCCACCAACGGGCTACCTGGCAACCGGCACGACTTACAGCCGAGCCCAATACCCGAAGCTGTATGATGTATTAGGCACAGAAACCATCCCCTCGGTATCAGACGGGATGTACCTAGCCGATGCAGGAGAATCTGCGGTTGGGTCGTACTTCGGGAACAACACACTTGGCCTGCTTCACATCCATGCCTTCACAACCGTGGCTTCAGGAACAGGTGCTAGTGTGTCAGGGGCTAACCAGGGAAACATGGCTACCGTTGATAATCGTCCTAGAACGCTTGGTGTGCGGTTTTATGTGAGGGCTGAGTGATGCACCAGTCTTATGACCAAAACGCGGTACAGGCGATTCTAGACGGTTCTAGCAGTAGTCTGTTCAAGGTCTACGATGACAGCATCTGTTTGGTCAATGACGACCATACCTTCGTGGCATCCATCAGCAAGTCTGACATTGATGGTGTGCATAAACTTTACATAGCCTTTATGCCTGAAGTGGCAGACGGGGCATCGGAATGTGTCGAGGATGTCTTGGCATGGTTGGTGGATTTCGCAGAGGTTACCAAGCTGATAGCGTGTGTTGAACTTGACAATACAAGTGGCTATTATGCAATCAGCAAGACAGGATTTGATTTGGTTGGTGTTATAAACGCGCCAAAATGTGATGTAGCAATCTTTCAATACAGGTTTGAGGTGGATTATGGGTTGGGGTGAAGCTCTATTAAATATAGCTAGTGCTGCGATGACTAGTAGTGCTGTATCTAGCGCAAACAGGAAAATCCAAAAGGGCATGGATGACATTATTCGCCAGGCCGGAGTTACTACTGGTCAGCAGGGTGCTTTATATCAGCCCTATGGTGAGTATGGTCAAGAATCCCTGAACCGACTCCGAGCCTTTGAGGAAGCCGCAGCACAGGGCGATTATACCGCCCTAACCGCATCTCCTGAATACCAGTTTGCCCTGCAACAAGGCCAGTCTGACATAGCCCGTAACCTGGCTGCTCGTGGTGGCTTGTTCGGTGGTCAGGCTCAGAAGCAGTTTATTGACTACGGGCAAGGTCTTGCTAGTAATCAGATGCAGAACTACTTGAACCGCCTTCAGGGTGGTGTTGATACTGGAATGAGGGGCGTAGCCGGTCAATCTAATGCTCTTGGTACATACCTTGACTATTATGGTAATGCCCGTGGTATTAAAGCCCAATCTTCCGCAGATTCCCGAATTGCACGAAATAATGCTTGGCAAAAAGCCATTGAATCAACAAGTAAGATGTTTCCATCCTAATTTAGCAGGTTAATGAAATGATTTATCAAAACCCGTATCAGAACATACAAACTGCTGACATCTATGGTGCGCGTAAACAAGCTGCCCAAGACCAACTGGCTGCCCAAGAAAACCAGCTTGCTTTACAGCAAAAACAACGGGCTGACATTATTAGTAGGGGACAGCTTGCTACCCAGGCTATTGTGGGATTCAAAGACCTAAGCCCACAGCAAAAAGCAGCCCAATGGAACACATACCGTCAACGGATTGAATCGCTTATTCCTGAAACAAAGGATAGATTGCCGCCTGTTTGGGACTCTAACGACCCGACAAATGATGCAGAGCTTGATACACTAATCAAAGGTTGGAGTAAAACATACTTCAAGCCCGAACAAACCAAACTTGGCGCAGAGGAAACCTTGGTTGAGGGGACTTTTGGTGTTGCCCCAAAAGAGATTGCGCGTGGCATGGGTAAGCCTGAGGAAGCCTACGATAAACTGGTAGACCTTCAAACTCTTGACCCTGAAACTAAACAGCCAATAGAAAAAACAGTAAGGCGCAGAAAGAATGACGAAGGATTCTGGCAATCTGGTAATTTAATATTTCCTGAAGGATATGAGGAAGGTGTTGATAAGAAAGTTTACTATGATAAAATGGGAATAGTCCCCAAAAGCAAATCGGCAAGTGTTGGTGCTTCTATTGAACCATCTCGGCCATCAGTCAACTCTCTTGCTACACCACCTGCTGCACCAATGGCTGTTCCTGGTCAGACCGAACTTCCACCGCGACAGTTTAATGCCCCTAGCCCGACCAACCGTGCAGGCGAAACAAATGTGGGCTTTCCCATTAATGAGAACGCGATGTTGCAGCAACAGCAGATTATGCCAACTATGGGCAACTCGATGCTGAGGGGCGCAGGTGCAGTCATGGCTGATGAGTTTGCCCCACAACCGCGAAATGCCCTTGTTGGTGGAATGATGCCACCGCCTTCGCAGTTTGCAGAGCTTATGCCTGCCGGAAGCGCACCGAACCGTTTTGGCTCACCTGGTGTTGAGGGCATTGATTTTGCTGCTACTGGTGGTCAAGGCCCTGTTGATGCTCGCGGTATCCCATTGTCTGCCATTGGTTCTGCAAGACCGAGATATGTTGCTACGGATAAAGGTCAAGTAAAAGAAATCTTCAAACAAATGACCCCAGAAGAAATCAGAAAAGAAGGCCAAGACCCTGCTCGTACCACAGGTCGGGTTTCTCAGTTTGGTGTCATTCAATGGAAAGATAAAACAACCCCTGCACAGCTTCGTAAAGAAGGCGCAGAGGCTGCAGCTGCAGAGGCTACTGCTGAACAAAATAAATCTGCCGTTAGAAGGGCTAGGACTGATATTGTGTCTTTCCTTCGTGGTGTAAGGCGGTATAGGGATGTATTAAATAAACTAGGAAATCAGCGATTTGTTGATACTGGCCCATTTGATACTCTTATTGTTGAAAATACCCAACTGGGTAGCGAGCTTAATGGGCTTGGTGATACGGTAGGCGAAGAATTAAAATCTGCAATGAAAGTAGCAGGCGACCCTAAAACGGCTGACGAACTCAGAGAGATGGTTAATCAACTTCCAAATACTCGCAGAAGGTTTCCGCAAAATATCAAAAATCTTAATTTCCGAGAAGAATACTTTTTGGATAGAATTGGTGTGCAAACTTCTGTTGCTAACGATGCTGAGTTTGATGCTCTTACACCTGGAACAGTCTTTGTAGACTTAAATGATGGCGGTATTTACAGGAAAATGAAGGCAAAAGAATGAGCTATGTAAAAGAACCGTTTGTTCCTGGGCAGCCTTTTGAAAAGACCCCAGAGCAGGTTGCTGAGGAAATGGCGCGACCTGTTGGTACTCTTGAAACCATGCAGCCGAAGATGCTTGACAGGGTTACTGTTGCTTTGTCTGAAGAAGAACGGCGCAGGGCCAATACAAGTGATGCCCCGTTAAGTTTCTTTGAAAAGCTGCAAGGTGGTCTGCAATCTGCATATCTGTGGGATGACCCTGTGGGGTATAGGATTGCTCTTGAGGATAGCAATCGCAGGGGCGATTCAATGATTCGTGGCCTGGCAAAGGCCGGTACTGGGCTTGTTGACCTTGCAACTACTGCTGTTCAGTATTCGCCACCTGTTGCTATGATAAATGCCCTTGCTAGTCCTGAGCCTACTACTGCTGACCTTGTAGCAGGTAGAAAGCCTGCACGAGCCATTGAGATACCAAACATTACTCAGCCCGTACAAGATGTTTTAACCGATGTTGGTGTAATGAAGCCAGAAACCCCATTTCAGCGAACTGCTGAAACATTAGCTTCATACGCAGGCGGTGTTGGTGCTTTGTCTAAAGTACCTGTTAAAACATTTCAAACTGCTTTGCCATTGCAGTATTCTTCTGCTATAACAAGCGGTCTTGCTGAAAGTATTGCCCGTGAAAGTGGTGCTACCACAGGAGAACAACAGGCAGCAGCAATCATTACTGGTCTTGGTGTCGCTATTACCCCTAGTGTTCTTGAGCTAACAAAAAGGTTATTGGCAGGTGGGGCAACCAAACAGCAGATTCAACAGGCCATTGCTGATTTTGAAACATTTGGCGCGACCCCATCTGTCGGTATAGCTACTGGACAGCCTACTCAAAAGTTTGGCGAAACTGTTCTAGCAAACTTCCCTGGCGGTGCAGGCAGGCTTGCTACATATGGCGAGCAGACATCAGAAGCTATGGGAACAAAAATAGGGGCGATGTCGAAAGAGCTTACTGGTGGAGATATAACAGAAGCAGCTACTGCTGCCGAAACGGCAGGTCAAGCAGTAAAGAGTGGTGCAGAAGATTTTAAGAGTGTTTATTTAGGAACTAAAGCCGGTAAACTTTATGACGAAGCAGACAATGTTATTGGTAAGAGCCATAGTGTTTCGCTAGACAATACCATCAAGCAGCTAGATGAGCTTACTGCACCAATCCCTGCGCTTGAAAAAGCATCTGCCGTTACTGCTGACCCAAAAACATTAGAGCTTGCTAACGCTATTAAAGATGACCTTGCTGCATTAAATGCGCCTGGTGGTGGTGCTATACCATATGAGAGCATTAAGGCTTTTCGGACAAGGATTGGTAGGCTGATTGGAAACTCGGTATTTAATCCTGATGCCGATGTGCAACAGCTTAGAAGTCTATACGGGGCATTGTCAAAAGACATTGATGCTTCATTAGCTAATAATCCTGAAGCTCTTGCAAAACTTAAAAGAGCAAATAAGTTTTGGGAAGCATCTCAAAAAAGAATTGATGTTCTTGCCAAATATCTCAAGGTGCAAAACATATCTGGCGAAGAAATATACAACTCTATTTTGCGTGGTGCAGATGCAAAAGTAGTTAGTGTGATTCGTAGTATGCCTATTGATGCAAAAAAAGAGTTTACTCGCGCTCTTTTAATCAAGATGGGTAGTCCACAACAAAAAACAGCAGGCATATTTGAAAAAGATTTTAATATAAATAATTTCTTGAAAGAGTATGAAAAAATAGCAAGCTCTAAAAAACTTAATACTGCCCTATTTGGTCAAAATGAGTTTGGTTCAACATTTGCTTCAGATATGGATGCCATTGTTCGTTCAGCAAGAAAGATTCGTGATTCTGCAAAATATATGGCAAATACTTCAAAAACATCTGTGCAGCAAGAATCTGCATCTTTGTTCAAAGATGTCATTGGGCTGCTTGGTATTGGTACTGGTGTTGGATATGGCGCACAAAGCATTGTGGTCGGTGCAGGAACAGCCCTTGCTGCCCCTATTGCTGCCAATGTTGTTGCTAGGATTATAACCAATCCGAAGTTTGTCCGTTGGCTTGCTTCCACATCAAAGTTACCACCAAAAGCAGGTGCTGCACAGGTTGATTTGCTTGCTAAGGCCAATCGAGATGACGAGGACATTCAGCAGTTTGTTGAAGATTGGAAACAATATAACAAGCCAGTAGTTAAGCCTGCCCCTGGGCCAAGAGAACGAAATGGATTTGTTGCAGAACCATACAATCCTAATGAGGAACAATAATGTCTTACCTATTTGCAAATAAACTTCAGACCTTCTTTGATGCTAACGGCAATCCGCTTTCGGGCGGTAAGATTTATGCCTATGCTGACGGGACTTCTAGCCTTCTGAACACTTACAGCAACTCTGCCCTATCGTCTGCCAACACTAACCCCGTTGTGCTGAACAGCGCAGGGAAACCGGCACAAAACATCTACCTGTCGGCTTCTGCCTACCGCTTGGAACTGTATACGAGTGCCGATGTCCTGGTCGCCCAATGTGCTGATGTCAAAGGCCAACTGCCCGTTATCAATCCGGCTACGGATGCGAACAAGGCTGTCGTGGTCAATAGTGGTGCTACTGGCTACACTACGGCTGCTGTGGCTCTCGGCTCGGCTTCCTACATCACGGTTGACGCAGAGGCTTCCCTGCCGAACAGCTACCAGGCTGTCAGCACCGACTTCCTGACCTTCACGAAGGTTGGCGATACGGTCAGCTTCGGCTTGGCAAACCCTGTGGACTTTGGCGGTAAAGAGCTGAAGAACGCTGTCCTGAACCTGCAACGCGAGAAGAAGAACGCATTGACTGGACAATCCGGCGCGGTGACCATTGACTACTCACTTGGCTCAGTCTGCACCATTGCCCAAACTGGCAACATCACTTCTGTTAGCGTGACCAATGTTCCGGCATCTAGCACCGTGACCCTGACTGTAATCCGTAGCCAAGCTGATGCTACCCTTCGCACGATGACCTGGGGTGCTGCGTATAACTTTAGCGGTGGCACGACCCCGACCCTTTCCAACTCGGCAAGCGCGGTTGATGTGTTTACCCTGATAACCACCGATGGCGGCACGAACTGGCAAGTGGGCGCGATTACTGGAGTAAGCTAATGCTTCGTAGTCTGTTGTTCGGAAACAATACAAGCGGTGCTACCCCAAGCATGACCTTAGCCATTGTCCCCGATTACATCGAGGAGAGCTTCATTCCCAATGGCGCATGGACTAGCTCAGACTGTGTTCCTACCGTAACTGGTGGGACTAGCCCGTACACCTATGTATGGTCACGGCTTGGTGGTGGCGCGAGTGCGGTTTCCCTGGCTTATGCCCCGTCTACTAAAGATATGGCCTTCTCTGCCACGGGTACTGACCAACGCTTCTATGTGACCTTCAAGTGCGTGGCTACGGACTCATCCGGCACACCGAAAACTGCTGAGAACTATGTGACCCTAGCCATCGGTTTCAATGTCAGCGCATACCCTGACGATAGCGAACCCGTCTAAAAAAGAACCCCACCGAAGTGGGGCTAAGTCTACGGAATGGAAGCAGAGGGATAAGACCGTAGAACCATGAATTGCGTGACCGCCGAAGCGGTGCATCAACGAGGGATGCGTGGGAAGTGAACAGGAACACCCAAGCAAGTGACCTACCAAAGTCAGATTGCAGCACCCACCGTCATTTATCTTGGGGCATACACATCGAACTGTCAAGCATTGCGTCTTGGTAGGCCAGTAGCTCGGCATCCGACCCAAACTGACCCCGAAACGGCTTGCTTCCTTCTGCCAGGCTGAACCCATACTCAGACCGCATAGAAGCTTTTGTATGCCCGTCTAACGGCACAGCCCTATGATGCCACGGACAAAGCCCAACCGTTGCCATATGCCCAATCCTGCGATTCCCTGACAGTATGTGATGAATCTCTACATACGATGAGACTAGGCCTAACTGGTGGCAGCAGACGCAGACCGCAGAATCCTTAATCGTGTTGAACCTGGCTTGTTCGGCTTTGGTCGGTTTTCCTGTTGAATGGCGCATCTACCATTTGACCTTGTCAGCCCAAAACGCAGCCGACATCTTTCCTTTTGCAATGTTCTTAGCGTGGCGAGCCTTAAATGCTTCGTTCCGCTTGCTACCTTCCGGCGACCCCTTGACACCCTGTTGACCGAAACGAATCAGCTTCTCAACATCGCCTTCTAAGGCCAGGACAGCATGACTCTTGGTAGGGTGGT